CTTTTTTTTCAGATATCTCAACGATTTGCGCACGGGTACACACCGGAACCAGTTACTTACTTGATGTAACTGGTTCCGGTGACACCCCGATGCACGTGCGGGTACCCAACGCACTGCTCGAATGTTTGCTTTCTCTTTGACTTGTGGTATATGCTTTGCCCTACGGTGATAAAGCTTTTTGAGTCTTGGTTTTAGATCCGTAAGGCGGTTAGGTCGAGAGGGCTTTCGGACTTAGCCGCCTTTTTTGTTATCTATAGCTATTGGATTTTTAGATGTCATCAGTTAATCGCTCTACTCAGCATCTGTTTTCTCAGATTCCTTCGACTCAGATTCCTCGATCGGTCTTTGACCGTTCCCATGGATATAAGACAACTTTTAACTCCGGTTTTCTTGTACCCTTTTATGTAGATGAAGTTCTTCCCGGCGATAGCTTTAAGTTGACTGCTACTTTGTTTGCTCGTTTGGCTACGCCGATTGTCCCTTTCATGGACAATCTTTATCTGGAGACTTTTTTCTTTTTTGTTCCCAATCGCCTTGTCTGGGACAACTGGCAGAAGTTCAATGGTGAGCAGAAGAATCCTTCTGACTCTACAGATTTTCTGATTCCTACAGTTTCTGGCACGAATGTTCAGAATCAAACGCTTTGGGACTATTTTGGTCTTCCGACTAATGTCAATGAAGCATTGAAAGTTAATGCGCTTCCTTTCCGCGCTTACAATCTCATTTTCAATGAGTGGTTTAGAGATGAGAATCTTCAAGAGTCTTTGAAAGTTCCAACAGGCGACGGTCCTGACAATTTGTCTGACTACAGCTTAGTTCGTCGTGGTAAGCGTCACGACTATTTCACATCATGTCTGCCTTGGCCGCAAAAAGGACCTGGCGTTGAAATTTCGATTGGCGGTTCTGCTGATGTGAGTATTCCTGCTGGGAATAGTCTTGGTCAGATCGCTCTTAATGAGAATGGTGCTTTGACTGTTTTCCCTTATGCGAAGACTTATAGGCTCGATACTGGTTCTCGTTCTCGTGTAATTGATTCTTTCTATTTGCAGAATTCCGAGGGTTCTGAACCTGGTTCTAGTTCTTTTGTTAATGTGGGCGTTACCATTCCTGCTCTGACTGGTACTGCTAATTTGTCGTCTGCCACGCCAATTTCAATCAACGACCTTCGCCAAGCTTTTCAGATTCAAAAGCTTTATGAGCGTGATGCCCGCGGAGGTACGCGCTATACAGAGATCTTGCGTTCTCACTTCGGTGTAATCTCGCCTGATGCTCGTCTCCAGCGTCCTGAATACCTCGGAGGTTCGTCTGCTCGCATTTCGATCAATCCTGTTCAGCAGACTTCAGCTACGAATGAGACGACACCTCAAGGCAACCTTGCCGCTTACGGTGTAGCCTCAGACAGCTTCCATGGCTTCTCGAAGTCCTTTGTCGAGCATGGCTACGTTTTTGGCTTTGTGAATGTTCGTGCTGACCTTACTTATCAGCAAGGTTTGAATCGCATGTGGTCGCGTCAAGGTCGTTTTGATTTTTATTGGCCCGTGCTCGCTCACCTTGGCGAACAAGCTGTTCTCAACAAAGAGATCTACGCGCAAGGTACTGCTGACGACGATAGGGTTTTTGGTTATCAAGAGCGTTATGCCGAGTATCGCTACTATCCTGGTCAGATTACTGGCAAGTTCCGCTCGACCGATCCACAGCCGCTCGATTCCTGGCATCTTGCCCAGAAGTTTTCTTCTTTGCCGACATTGTCTTCGCAATTCATTCAGGATGATCCGCCCGTCGAGCGTGTAATCGCTGTTCAGAATGAGCCGCAGTTTTTGTTTGACTCGTATATTCGTTTGAAGTGTGCTCGTCCGATGCCTGTGTATTCAGTGCCTGGCTTGGTTGATCACTTCTAAGGAGTTGTTATGGCTTTAGTTATTTGGCTTGCAGTTGTTGGCACTGTTGTTATTTTTGCTTTAGGACAGTGATATGGCATTTGATTGGGCTTCTTTAGCTGGCGGAGCCGCTAATTTAGGTGGTTCTGCTGTTAGTGCTTATTTTTCGTGGAAGCATCAGAAAGAGGTTATGAAGAATCGACATCAATGGGAAGTCGAAGATCTTCGTAAGGCAGGCCTCAATCCGATTCTTTCCGCTGGTGGTTCTGGTTCTCCTGGCAACGCGCCAATAATTGAAGCGCCTGACATCGCTGGTTCGGCTGCTAAGGCCGTTGAGGCTTCTCTTGGCAGATCTCAGGAAGATTTGATTAAAGCTCAGACACAGCAGAGCGTTTCTTCGGCTCGTCAGGCTGAAAGTCAGACTGCTTTGAATAAGACTGAGGAAAAGCGTGTTGATTTTGAAGCTAATCGCTCTCTTGAAGCCGTAGGTACTCAAGCGTTGACAAATTACATTCTTAAAGAGCAATGGGCTCAAGAGAAGCTTAAGACTGCTAATTCTGCGTTAGAGACTGAAAGGCATAAGATGGCCTTTGATTATATGAAAGAGCACTCTGGAGCTTGGTCTTTTGGCCAATGGATGCAACTTTTGAATCCGTTTGGCACATCTGCTCCAGTTGTCAACTCTGCTGTTGGCGCGGCTCGTCTTGCAAAATGATCGATACGATTCTTAAGTTCGTTAATGTTTTGCTGAACTCTGGTTCAGCTATTTGGGAGGCCTTTAAGGCTGTTAAGAAACTTTTTAAAAAGTGAGGTTTATATGTCTCGTCGTCATAAGCTTTCTCGTAAGGTATCTAAGCGTATTTTTCGTAAAGGTGCATCACGCACGAAGACTTTGAATACTCGTGCTACGCCTATGCGCGGTGGTTTCCGCATTTAAGTGTTAACCCTTGTTACCTGCCGCGGTCGTCATAGTTATCATTTTGAACATCTCGATTTCATTTGGAACTGCGCTATGGCTACTGCGGCTTTTCGGCTTACTCTTAAAGATTTTGGTGTCTGCTGGCTTATCCCTGGTGAAGAAAGCTATGTTGGTCGTCGCAAGTTGGTGACTTGGACGCTTTATCGCGATCGCCCTTGGGTCTCTCTTTGTTCATTTCAGGTTCGTTCTCGCTCTTCTCGTGAGACGATTCTTCGTGAGCTTCATATTGCGTGTCTTGAAAAATGCCTTGCTTTCACCCGATGACGGCGTATCGTCTTGCTGGTCAGAAGACTAAAGATGGACAACGTAATGCGATAACGTTTGATCCGTCTAAAGCTATTCCTTTTTCTGAGTTCAAAATTCCTTGCGGCCAATGTATTGGTTGCAGGCTTTCTAAGTCTCGTGAATGGGCTGCTCGATGTGTTGTTGAAGCTAAGTCACATAAGAACAACATGTTTCTTACGCTGACTTATGATGATGCTCATTTGCCTGCCGATGGCTCACTTCATTACGAGCATTTTCAGCTGTTCATGAAGCGCATGCGTAAATACTTCATGAGTCGTTTTGGTCAACAGCTTCGCTTTTTTATGTGTGGCGAATATGGCGATAAGCTTGGCCGTCCTCACTATCATGCAATTATTTTTGGTGTGACCTTTGTTGATAAACAGCTCTGGTCGATTCGTCGAGGCAATAATTTATATCGTAGCCGTACGCTTGAGAAGCTTTGGCCTTATGGCTTTAGTTCGATTGGTTCAGTTAACTTTGAGACTGCCGCTTACGTTGCTCGTTATGTTACGAAGAAAATTACAGGTCCTTTAAAGCTTGAGCATTACGACGGTAAGGTTGCTGAATTTTGTCATTGCTCGCTTAAACCTGGCATTGGTCATGACTTTTGTGAAAAGTACATGACTGATATTTATACTAATGATCGACTTATTCTTAGCGAGAAGATTATGATGAATCCTCCAGCTTATTTTGATAAGTTGTTGGAGCGTTCAGACATTGTTCGTTATGAAGAGATTAAGCGTCTTCGCGAAAAGCGAGGTCGTGATTTTGAAGATACTGGCGAGGCTTCGCCGCAACGTCTCTCAGTTCGTGAACGCGTCCAAGAACTGAAAGCCGCTAAACTCAGGCGCGTTATGGAAGAGAATCAATCATGATCCTTAAAGTTTTTTCCGTTTTCGATTCGAAACTTCAGGTTTTTAATACGCCGTTCTTCAGTCGTTCTGCCGCTGATGCATCTCGGTCTTTCTCTGATCTCGTTCGTGATAGTCGCACTACCGTTGGTCAGCATCCCGACGATTTCTTTCTTTATGAGATCGGTCAGTACTCTGATGAGACTGGAGAGCTTGTAGCTTCTGCCCCGACCCAGATCGCCGCTGCGACAGCTTTTGTATCTACGATTGAGGACCTCAAAGCGGCCGCGCCTGCTAAGGCCGAAGTCTAAGTACAGACGCGGCCGCAATACGGAGATTCTTCTAATCAGTCCTTGCGCAGTGCGAGGACTTTTTTATATGGAGCTTATATGAAGTTCAAAATTAATCATACAAACGCTACTGCCGAAGGCATTGTCTTTACTGAACCGTCGATGACTCAACAGCACTTTAAAGATGAGACCATGATCGACAACATCTTGCAAAAGTATGCTGAGACCGGTTTTTTGACTGATCCTTTTTCGCCGAAGCGCCCAATTCAGTTTGGTGACTTTTCTGATGTCACAGATTTTCAGACTGCTCAGAATGCTGTTGCTCGTGCAACTGAATACTTTGAAAGCCTTCCGTCCCACATTCGCGCCTCTTTCAATAACTCTCCATCTGAGTTCCTTCAGGCGCTCAATGATCCTGAACAGAGGAGTAAGCTTGAAGACCTTGGCTTTGTCGCTTCTGAAGAAGTTAAGTCTCCTGAGCCTTCTAAAGAACCTCAGCCTACTCCAGCGACCGAGGTTAAACCGTCTGTTTCTGACAACAACGGGTAATTACTAATAACTCATATAAGGGATGGTTTCCATCCCTTCAAAATCCCTTCGATCGCCCGCTTGCGGCGATCTTTTTTTTCAGATATCTCAACGATTTGCGCACGGGTACACACCGGAACCAGTTACTTACTTGATGTAACTGGTTCCGGTGACACCCCGATGCACGTGCGGGTACCCAACGCACTGCTC